CGTCCTGATCTCATTGTCGAGCCTTCCGTCCATCAGCAGTTCCTTGCTCTCGCACATCCGCTTCTCCCACTCGGAGAACCGGTCGGCGATCCGGAACAGTTCAATCCTGGTCTCGATGATGAAAGAGTCAGCCCCGATCTTGTGGCTTTCAGCGGCAGCAGCCGCGTTGTTTGAATTAGTGTAGTTCATGACTAATTGTAATTAAAAAGCCCTCCGCTAAAGGTCTGAACTACATATCCAAAAGCCTTGCGGCCAGATACAGTCACCGCTTTCGCCTGTGACGACCATACGGAGGGCAAAAATATCCCTTTATTAATATGTTAGCATCGATAACGGATAAAAACTTGACCGCTAAAGATGCCATTAGATATGTAGTTCATTACAAATATGCAACTTCGTTTTTCAATTTCCAAGAGTTTTGCGAAAAAAATGCAGAAAAACTTTCGCTACCTGCCGTAGGTACTCCGGCGTTTCGCCCTGTTGTACTTCTCCGTCTGCTCGATGATCCCGTTCTTCCCCAGCATCGACACATCCGCCTTGATAGGAACGGAGAGCCTTTTGTTCAGCAACTCGATGGCCTCCAGCAACTTCTCATCGGTCGCTGACCTTGCCGAAGCGACATTCCCTCCGGACACCGAGCCGCTTCCGGTCACTGAACCTGTCGAAGCGTTCGTAAACCCACCGCTTTCCCGACCGATAGCGGCTCCCACCGGATAAACCGCCTCGAAGTTCAGGCTCTTTAACGTCCCCGCTTTCCGCGCCTCCTCCATCGTTGCCACGAACGGCAACAAAGTCGGATTGCTCAACCCATCAGCCGGAATCACATATTCCCCGCCGTTCTCACCCACAAGCACGGTAGGGGAGGACACGAACCCTCTCTTATCAGGAGACAACCGCGCCTTGAACGCCTTCCCATCCTGAGCCCGGCGAGTGTTCACGAAGCCGCCCTCCTCCGCACCTATCGGTTGCGCCGCGATCATCGCGATCTGAGCCGCACCCAATGCCGTCATAATGGCAGCAGGAGCCACACCGGCCGGCCAGCCACCCCATTCGGCATAGGTCTTCATCACCGCCAAAGATGTTTGTATGATCGCTTGTGACAAATTGAGAGCCTTGGAACGCTTGGCTTGCTTGATTTCCATCTCCTCACGTCTGGCCTCTTCCTCGGCTTCCATCTCCTCGACCCTTGCATTGTACTGTTCCTGAGACATCAGACCGGCATCATAACGAGACTTGAGAGCCTTCTTTTTCTTCTCGTTGTCCTTCTGGTACCGCTTGAAGTCCTGCTGTTCTTTGGCAGCCGTAAGGGCGATCGCTTGGCTTGCCAGTTTAAACCCTTCCTGAGCCGCCCCGCCGATTCCGGACAAAGCGGTAAGCAGATCCTCGGTGCCAGCCTTGCCAGTAGCGATGTTGGCGAAAAGCTGGTTCCATTTCTCTTGCGACACACCGAACAACTCTCCGTTGCCTGTGCCCCCGAATATTCCCGCATTGCTCTTCTTCTGCGTTGCGGTTAATTCGTTGATCTTGCCGGTGACCTGCTCAAGTTTCAACCTGTACTTTTCCAGTTCTTCTTCTGAAAGTTTGATGCCGTCAAATCCTCCGGTATTAACTATCTGTTGAAGACGATCTTTTAAGACATTCTGATAAGACAAATTCTCTTTAACTAGAGTGTCATCTCTGGTTCTCTTTGCTTTCATAACGCCAACAGAATTCGGGGATTCCTCGGCTACGACTTTGGAATAGTCATTCTGAATCTCTTGCAGTTTGACATTGTGCTTAGCCTCAAGCAGCGCCAACTCCCTATTCGAAGCATCCTCTTTGATCTTCAACAATTTATTCTGATGCTTCCTCTCAATAGCCTCCAGCACCGCCGCCTGATTCTCGTACAGAACCTTGGTGTCCCTGAATTTCTTGAGTTCCGCCTGGTACCGGGCCTCCTCACCGTCCATCGCCGCCCTGGTCTTGTCCGTCTCCGCCTCGTTGATGATCGCTGTTCCCTCCTTGGCCAGATCCGCCGCCTTCTTCTCGTACTCCTGTCGCTTCTTCAACGCATCCTCCGAATGCTTCTTGATCTTCTCCTGCAACTCATTCTCGATCTTGGCTCTGTCCGCCCCCTTATCCTTATGAGCCGCCAGCCGAGCCGTCAATGTCGCCACCTCCAGCTGATAGAGCCTTTCGTTATATTCCTCCTGTGAGGAGATCTCCTTCTCGTGGTACCGCCTTGTCAGTTCCGCCTTGGCCGTCAGGAACGCCTCGTCATTGCTCAATGACCAGAGGGATTTGTTTTTTTGCGGATTTTGGAGGCTTGGTGGGTTTGATGGCGGTGTTGATCCCGACGGGGAGGAAGAGGAGGCGGCTCCGCCACCGGACACGTTCAGGTACTGGGCGGCGGCGAGGTCGAATCCTTCGAGTCTGTTCGCTGCCAGTTCCGCGGAGTCGCCAGAGCCGCTCCACCATCTTCCGAACCCATTCTGCGAATCAGCCTTCGCCTTGGCGGCCTCTGCCTCTTTCTTCAACTGCTCCCGGGTGGATGCGATGTAGCTCTCCATCGTAACCCCCGGCCCCAGATCCGTCTCGGGGTTGATTTCAGCCAAGGCCTGTGAATATTCGGAGAAGAATCCCTGCCGGCCTCCAAGATTGATCAGCTCCGTCAGCCCCTCCACCATTCGGGTCAGCCAGTCAATCACGCTCTTGATCGGTCCGGCGGACTCCTTGAACGAGAGGATCAGCCCCTCCCATGCGGACTGGAGCAGTTTGACGGAACCCTCGACCGTGTTGATCCTTTCCTCGGCTGTATTCTTCAGCACGCCATTGACATCCTCAAGCGAATCCCTCAGAGCCAAAGCTGCGTCCGCTCCGTCAAGGAACGTGTTGAAGGCGGAGACAGACCTTTTGTCGGTCAGTTCCAACGTGGTGTTAAGGTCAACTCCCAGTGCCTTCAGCTGTCTCAGCCCGGACATCAGTTCAGGGAATGTGCTTACAGGCTTGCCTAAGGCCACCGCCAGCTTGCCGCTTGAGTCCGCGAGGTTAAGCAGGATGTTCCTTGTGGCAGTGGCCGCGGAAGAAGCGTCAAACCCAGCGTTGGCCAGTGTGCCGAGCAGGGCGACCGTGTCCCTGAGCGAGAAACCGAATGTCTTCGCCACCGGTCCGACCGTGGCCATCGCTGTCTGGTAGTAGGAGAAGCTCAGCGCGCTGTTGTTGGCTCCCTGCACCAGCACCCCGAGGGTGTCGGCGGTGTCTTTGGAGTCAAGCCCGAACATCCTCAGTGTCGCTCCCGCCATCGCCGCCGCTTCCGGTAGGGTGGTCCCGATGGCCGTGGCGAAGTGCAGGACGGACTCCTGCATCTGCATGATCGCACCCTCCTTGAAACCCAGCTTCGCGAGTTCTGTCTGGAGCAGCGTGACCTGCGAGGCGGTGTATTCAGTGGTCCGTCCAAGCTCCATCGCCGAATATGTCAGCGCCTCGATGTCCTTGACGTTCTTGCCGATGATAGTGGAGAGGTTGACGTTGGCCTGCTCGAAGTCCACTATCTTCTGGAACGCCCTTGCCACGCCTCTGACTGCCCCGGCGATAGCTGCGAATGCCGCCAAAGCTCCGGCCTTGACGCTTGATAGTTTCTCAAGCGCACCCTTGGTCTGCCCGGACTGTGAGGTAAGCTCTTTAAGCCTTGCCTTGGTCTGCTGGACCTCGGCATTAAGCTTCTTCCAGTTCTCCGTCCCGGGAACGGCCTTGCTAAGAGCCGTCTGCGTCAGTTTCAGATGGTTCCGGAGTTCCGCCAATGTCTTGTTTTCAAGGGAAATGGCATCCCTGAGTTTGTTGTATTTTTCCCGGCATTCCGTCAGGGTCTTCTCCTGGTCTTTCAGGGTCTTCGTCAGGTTCTGGTGTTCCTGTGAGCCGGTCTTGCCAGCCTTCTCAAGATTCTTGAGTTCAGTCCTGGTCCTTTTGGTCGAACTCTGCAAATCCTTCATCTGCCTGTCCAGCGCAAGCATCTCCTTCCTGCCGCCATCCCCGTTGACAATCAGGTTCAGCCGAAGATCCTCATCCGTAATTCTTTTAGCCATATAGATAATAGTTTATTGTTTGCCCTGATCCGCCGCCTTTATCCGGGCGACGGCATCCTCCGTGAACTCGTTCATCAGCCGTTCGGCGATGGAGGCGAAAGCACCGAAGACATAGCGGTTGTGGATCCTGCGGTTGCTCTTGACGGACTGGTCTCCTCGCTGGAGACGCTTCATGTCCAGGAAGCGCTCGTAGGCCACGTGGACGAACGTCAAAGTCCCCGAAGCGCCGCTCCCGCCGGTCACAGAAACACTCCTGGACGACTCCAGCCGCCCGGAACGCTTCTTGACCCTTGCCTCGATGGCCTTGCCCTGATTCCTCAGAAGCCTCTGTCCCTCATCCTGAAGGATCTCACTAACGAAACGCGCCCTGACATCCATCACTCAAATGATAGTTCGATGCTGTACCCGCTCCAGCCGCCGAAGACGCTTGCCTCCGGAACCACATCCACCGAAGCCAACGCCAAACCCGTCACAAGACGGCAGTTCTGGCTTGAGGTCTCCTCGGCGATATAGGCCAGAATCAAATCCGCAACCTCCAGAAGCCGTGAATACTGCTCATTCTCCGATTCCTCCGTCTTATCCAGCCCAAGCCCCTTCTCCAACACGAAGATCACCGTCCCCAACTCTTCCCGGAACGTGTCAGAATCCCCGCGCTGATGCACCTCCGGACGCGCCACGAGAACCTGCACACCCGAAAGATGCGCCAGCTTGGAAGTGGCGTCCGACTGCGCGGTCGTGCAAATCGGATCTATGTGCCCACAGCACTTGCAGGAGTGGATCTTCAACCCCGAAAGGTACTCAGTGAGCCTTTGAAGCCTTGATAATCTGCTCATTTCTCTTCCTTTCCTTATAGTTATGCCACATAATCGACAACACCGAGAACAACGGCTCCTCATCCACCCGGTCGATGTTTCCAAGCGTGTTCTCCTTGGCCACCTCGACCAGAAGGTCATTCCACCCGAAGCTGACACCGGAATGCTTGTCATCCCCGGCGAAAAGCCTCGACAAATCAATCTCCTCCCCGTCAATCTCCAGAACACCAGACTGGAGGTACTTCAAGCAAGCCGAGAACCACATCATCACAAGGTTCTTCCGCCACCCTTTCAACCTCGATGCTCTGCGAATATGCACCCTCGCGTTCCGCTGATCCACATCGGGAACCATACGGCCTGCGCGGTTGGCCTTCCCTGACCGCACACGGTACAAAAAGGCGATGCACTCATCCAGATCATCTGTTTCGTGGCTCCTGAAGAACCTGTTCAGAGCCGCCGAGGCGTGCCTGAACTCCCCGAACGTCAGATCCTGGAGCAGTTCCCCCGGACCGTGAAGCCAAACAAGCCCCGAACGCACCACCGGCATCGGATTGGCGACCGAATCAAACGTCAGCGCAGCCGACTCCTCCGAAAAAAGGAATCCGAGGAACCTCTCGCACATCTGATAGACGTTCTCATCCCTTAAAGTAGGCCTGTGGCCGGCGAATATGTCCGTGAACCATCCTTTGACGGTTCTCCGTACCCCAAGCAGCATCCAAAGCACCCTTACATTGAAGTCCAACGGAGACTTTCCGTGCCTAAGGCACCACTCGAAGATCCGGAACACCCCACGCACCTGTTTCGGAGTCATCTCACTCCACGAACCAGGCACCTGTACGACCTTACCGGTCTCGAAAACCTCAATCGTGTTCATCACTCGGTGGTAAAGAATTTGTTCCTCCTGTCATTCACAGGCAAAAGCTTAGGGTCCACCTTCTCCTCGCTGATCAGCGCCGACAAATCCGTCAAAGCGTCCTTGACCTCACTTTTCAGATTGCCGACGTACCAGTCAATCTCATCCATCGTGGCCACACGGTTGGACCTGTTGCCCTGATAGGTAGGGGAGAACCGCCTTGCGATCTCGATAGGGAACACCTCAAGGCTCCATCTCGTCCCTGCCACTATCACGGCGCTCAGTATGGCCGCCCTTCTGGCCAGCGAGAGCACTCTTTCGTCAGCCGAGCCGTCGGCTATGGAAGCCCACTTATCCCCGGCGAACGGTCCTATCACCGCCCTTTGCCGCTCGATCACAAGCGCCTGGAGCAGATAATAGACATAGTAGCTTCCATCGACGGGATAGACAGCCTCGAACTCCTGAATATTCCTGACAATGGATTCGCCCGTCATCGTCCTCTTGGCCGACGCTTTCCAGTTCTCGTTGCCGGAAGTCTCCAAGTAGGTGTACAAAGCGTCCAGAGCCCTGAAATACCGCTCCCTCATTGCCCTGTCATCCCTGTCTATCTGCCATTCGTAAGGACTTCTCTCATTGTCATCGATCTTGACCTTCCGTCCGGTCGATTCGTGTGACACGGATGAAAGCTTGGCGTAACGCATCAACGCCAGACAAGCCACCGGAAGCCTCACAGCGGCCACAAGCTCCGGTTTCTCATCCTCATCGTAAGCCTCCGCGGCCTCCTTGACCACCTCCGGACTCACAAGCCGCGCCACCTCATCGGTGGCGAACCGGATCTCCGTCTCGATCAGCCTGAAAGGAGAAGAAGCGTACCATTGGCCGGTCAGATCCTCAAGTTCCTTGGAACCGTCCCGATTTCTGTTGAACAAATCCATCATAATCACTGATTTTTAATCCTGGCCGAGGAAGTAAGGGCATCCTCCGCCGACAACTGCCTGTGGAAGAACCCAAGTTTCAGTCCCTTGCCCGGGAAATTGAACGCTATCGCCTGGTTGACCGGCTCCAGAATCGTCTGCGAGGCGATCTCCGTGTCCGAAAGCAGGAACAGCTTGAAGGCGTACAACAGTTCCGATCCTGATGCCAGCTTGCCGTTCACCATCACGTTCGACAACGACGGGTGAAGACCCATCCCCGAGGTGATCGCCGATGCCGAGGCCTCCGAGATCTTCAGCTGCGCCTCCACGAAATCCTTCATCTTCTGGTCGATGGCCTCCACGGACCAGGACACCCGCCCTGTTCCGCTCTCCGAAGGCATGTCCAGCGAGTAGAAGAACTTTCCAGCGTTCTCCTTTCCGCTCAGCACGTCCTGCATCTGGCGCAGGAGATCATCAGTCAGGGTGCTTATCTCGTTCTCGATCCTGGTGTCATCCCACGTCGGGTTTGCCATCCTCAGACGGTCGCGCCTCTCCTCCCAGTACTCCTTAGGAGCCTTCACCAGATAGGCGAGGTTGATGCCGTTGTCCGTGACGTATTTGAATATGGTCGGGACCTCGGAACCCTTGACAATCCAGCGCAGCGCTCCCCAGTACTGAGGCACGGCGTAGAAATCCCTTGCGAATGAATATGTGTGATTGTACGAAGCCGAGGCTCCGAACCGTCCCGGATTCCTCCTGTCATAGACCGGATAGACCCTCACGCCGGTACCGACGCAGGAATGCTCGAAGTCCCCCACGACGATGTGCCTGACATCCTTGATCTCCCGGCTGTCCGTCCACTCCAGCCTTGCGTTCTTGGATGGAATATGCTCAAGATAGGCAATCCGTGGCTCCCTGCCTATTCTCCTGCCTTTCTCAAGGTACTTGGCGTCGAAGAATCCTTTCAGGTGCAGATAGTCGGTCATACATCCCTTGATGTAGCTGACATAGTCCCAACTGTCCAGCCATGCCTGTATCTCCCTGTCCTCCTCCCAGCGATGCACGATGTTCCCCTCCTGGTAAGCCAGCCGGTTAAGGAACACGCCCTGCCCGTAGAGAAGCCCCATCTGCCTTTCAAGGATTCCCGGACCAAGATTGTTTTCGTCCAGGATGTCCCTTAGGTGCACCGGCAGATTGTTGTCGTGGCCGAACGGCACGATCTTCTGTCCGCAGACGGTCTGGGGCAGCTGCTCCCAGTTCCTCTGCTGTGCCATCCAGAACACGGAGTCAAGGCTGTTGTCCACCCTGTTGGAAAGCGCGAAAGCCCGTCCGTCGTTCAGCCGCAGGACGGACGTGTGGTCGGATATCTTCTCGATTCTGCTCATACTAGTACCAGTTTTTGTCCGTTGAATGTCATCAGAAGCGGCTGGTAGAAACGCCGCGGCTCTCCGGTCTCCAGATCCATGTACCCCTCGATGAGATCTGCGTTCCTGTTGTGTTCCTTCATCTCCCTGTGCCGCAGGATCCCGCGGTGGACGTAGACGATGCCGTCGGACGTGCCTTTCGATGGATTGTAGGACATGAACGAGAAACTGAAGCTCCTGTCTTCCTCGGACAGTCGCCTCATCTCGGCCAGTGCTTCATATACGTTCATATCACAAAGTTAGCATCAGCCACGCCTGGATAAAGGACACCGGAGAAGGCCGCCGGGTGCGTCCGGACAACCGGAACATGGTGGCCGGGGCTTCTGTTGAAGCGCGCGCTGAAGCCCAAAACGACAGCGGAAACCGTTGAAATCACAGCAGACAGACACTCTTTTATGAATATTTTCCCGTCAAATGAGTGAAATACAGTACTTTGCGTCCTGAGGGCGCGAAACGGTGCCTTTTTCGGTCGAAGAAGACCCCGGGCCGCCCTGCCGAGGAATCGCAGTTGCGATTCCGTTCCGGGGTGATATATGGCGCACGGGTGTGTCAGCGGCTACTCTTTCCGACCGCCTTCGGTTCGACAGCCGCGGACGGCAGCATCGTCTTCCCGCTTGCCAGGCCGCGAAGATGCCTGGTCATCACGAGGTACTTGAACGAGTCCGACGGATTGGTGGACTCGGTAGGCAGCTGCTCGACAGGCAGCTTCTCGCTTCTCTTGTCCTTGAACACGACACCATTCCGCACAGCAGTCCTCGCCCTCTCCAGCGACAGCTTGAGATTCTTGGCGGCGTAGGCGTCTATGCGGATCACCGGCAGTCTCGGGTTCCGCTCGCTCATTATCTCCTGCATGAACGAGTATTCCTCCGGCTGGCCGATGTTGCCCTGGTTGATGGACATCAGCTGCACCGTCCAACCAGTGCGGCGACCGTTCCCATCGTACTCGATGGACTTCTTGAGTTTGCTGACCTGATCCTCTCCCACCGACTTGTAGGCGTTGCCGGCGCGGTCATAGTACAGCATCAGGGTTCTGCTCCTCATCGGAGCGAAGAAAGCGCGGAACTTCTCTCCGAGGTCAGGGACATATTCTGGAGCCAAAGTGTAGAGGAACTTCACCACACGTATGCACGCGCGGCCCTTCTCGATGTCGTTCTGGGCGATGGACATCGAACACATATTCCCGAAGTCCACTCCCGCCATCAATGGCTTGTCGATATCGAGATATTTCAGCACCCTGCAATCCTCCCTATCCAGCAGTCCGAAACCGTCATAGACATCCTCATCCGTGCCGTCGTAGTAGAAGTGGCGTTCGGCAAGGGATGTGTAGAAGCGGTCGCCGGATTCCAGGGACGGACGCATCGACAGGATGGCCGTGTTCAGGTCAGGCAGCTTACCAGCGATGGCATCCCCGAACCATTGATCAGTGAGGATGTCCACATTGATGTACGAGGATGCGAGCATGAAGAACGTTCTGGCTTCCTTCCTCATCCTCAGTTCCGTCCACCTCGCCTTCCACTGCTCGGCCACACGGCACTTGCCGCGGTAGATGTTAAGATCCTCGCCGCTGTGGGTCTTCAACCATTTGTCCTTGGCGGCGGCAGCCTCGTGCAGGCAATCGTTGTAGACCAGGCCGGCTTTCAGCACAAGCACGATGGCCGGGATGTCCATATTGTGGGCATATTTCAGGATCCAGTCATATTCCCCGATGTGCGTGGTGTCCGGCATATCGGTGGTGAAACTGAATCCTCGGTAGAAGACACTGTGACCATATTCCTGCCTGTAGCCACGGACTGCCTTCAGCAGGTTGGAGATCTTGTCTTCCCGGAAATATTTCACCTCATCTCCGAAGACAAAGACGTAGGAGGCTCCGGCAAGTGTGGCCGGGCGGTCAAGGGAGCCGAACCGGATGTTGGTGCCGGTGTAGAATATGATCGTGCGTTTGTAGGAGACCAGTTTGTTGAAAGGCTTCCAGAAATGTGGCTTAAGCCAGTCCGGGAGACCAGCCTTTTCCGCATATGTAAAGGTGGGCGGCTCCTTCTCGATGACATAGTGGACACCCTCACGAAGTCCTTTTCGCTCCAGCCCCTCCAGAACAGAAGGGAGGATGTTGGCGTTCAGGTTCGTGAACGTGTCGGCCACCCAGACCACGGGCGCTCCTGGCATATCATAGATGACATCCAGCAGTCTTTCGGCCTGGATGTCGGTTGTCTTGGCTCCGCCACGCCCCACGACATTGAGGTTCTGACAGGCGCCGGCCAGCGACACGATCTGGGCGAACGGGTTCTGGTACTGGACGGAGGCCGCTTGTGTGGATCCGGGCTTAACTCTCTTCCTTTGCATCCTCAAGGTATTTTACGATGTCAAGGTCAACAATGCCAGCGTCGGTCCTGAGGCGTCTCTTGACCGCCTCCGGAGCGACCACCGTCTCGATCTGCCTCTCAAGCTCGTCGCGGTTGGCGGCAGGAAGTCCGATGGACTCAGGCGTGGCTGAAAGCAGTCGGAACATCGGCTGGTAGATCTCTGCCGGAAGCTTCGCCGGATCGTCCCTGTCCAGCTGGAGGGCGCGGGCCTTGTTGGCAAGGATGTCAGCGGCCACGGCATAGTCCTTCGATGTCTTGGCGGCGTCCCTCGCGGCGACATAGAGTGTGTCGAACTGATCCGCCATCTTGTTGCGCATCGCCTCCTTGGAGACCTTGCGGTTGCAGTAGAACAGCTCCATCGCCTCGGAATAGATGTCGGCGGCCCGCTGGTAGGGAAGGCCGAAAGGTTCGCTGGTCAGGAACCTGACCGTCCGGCGCTTGCCGTACTGGCCGTCCAATGAATATATCAGCGTCAGCAGGTCGATGTACACACGCTCCTTGTCGGAGAGGTCTCCCTTTGAGCCGGAGGCGATATATTCCTGGATCCTCTCGAAGGCGCCCTCTTTCTCCGCTCCTCCGAACAGGTCGAGTTTCGAGATAGAGAAGCTTTTGTCCCGGACGATGTCCCGGAACTGTTCGATGGAGCCAGCGTCGCCATCCATCGCTCCACGAACGACGGCAAGTTCGATCTTTGCCCTTTTCTCCAGCTGGCCGCGCTTGATGGCATCACGGATGTTTGGATTATCCGTCGGTGTGGGATCAGCAAGAATGTCCGCTAACTGTCTTTCCGTGATGTCCAGAAATCTGGCCAGCTCGGCATCTGTCCAGCCAAGTGCCGCAAGGGAAGAAAGATCATCGAGTAGTTTTGGGGTCAGTACCTTCATATTCTTCTATCATTCGGTTGATTTCATTGAGAGTCATCCGCAGACGCGCAAGCCTGTCCTCTCTTGACACTTTCAGGTCAGGGCGGTCTCCTTTCTTGATTTCCCGCTCCGCGCGCCAGATGGAATCCTGGACATTGCGCCTTTTCCGGATTAACTCGGTGATCGGCATTCGTCTCAGATTCTCCAGTTTCTTTGTCAAGGCGAAGATAGGGTGTTTGCCGAGGATTAGGTGATGCTCCTTATAGTATTGAAATTCAAGGCGAGAACTTGAATTTTGAGAAAAATTTCTTATCGTTTTTTCGGCGCATTCATAGCACTCTTCCGGAGTGGTGCAACTGAACAGATCCTCGTGGGCGTTGACATAGTTGTGCCAGGAGGAGATCATGTCCGCGGCCAGAGCCTTCAGCTCTGTAGGACAGTCCGGCTCGGACAGGAATGGCCAGTCCTCCCGGAACCGTCCGCCCTTGGCCAGTGTCCGCGAGAACGGGATCCCGTCGGCGAACGGAAGTAAGGTCTTCTTCAGAAGCCGTGAATATTCCTCCGGAGCCTTCCGGACAAGAGCGTCCAGCCACCTGTTGGGCGCGTATATACTCAAGAGCCGAAGTCCCTCAATGACATCGGCTCCCGAACTTATCCATCTGTCAATATCGTTACTCATTCAGCAGGTACTGGTCAATCAGTCGCGTGATGGCCGCATAGCCTTGAGGAGTTGCGAAGACGAACTTCTTTCGGACGAACGCCTCGATGACAATGTGCTCGCAAGGATTCGCGCGGTACACCGGTGTGACGATGTTGCCGAAGCGGAATCCGGCCTCGACCGGCCGGTGGAGATTCTTCTTGAAGTAGTCCCTGAGGAACTCCTCGACTGTCTGATCTTGTGCCGGAAGCGCTTCCACCAGTTTCTCCTTGGAGAACGGTTTCGGCAGCCTTTCGCTGAAAACCTTGTTGCCCTCGACATCCACGAACAAGATTGGCGAGGATAGCTCCCCGATGGAAATCGGGGCGCATGGGACGCAGTTGGCCGGGACAAGGACGAACTCATCGGCGACGCTGTTGTCGGCGATGACTCCTGCGAGGATGTCCCGGATGTCGTCATCCGGTCCGACAGTGATGACAACAGGCCTTGTGCCTGTCATCCTCTCCCAGACTTTGGACAACTGGATGTCCGTACCCTCGTAGGCGCAGACAACCAGTCTGGCTCCTCCGTCTGAGACTTCGGCGGTTGGGGTCTCTTTCCTGACAGCCGCCTTGGTATTGTCATCCTTGGCCATCCGTTAGGCTCCTCCCACAGCGGAGGCCGCGGCCTCGGCGACCGTCGGCATCTTTCCGGAATACTCGCCGGCGAGGAACTTGTCAGGAAGCGCCTGCTTCCAGGTGAGTGTCCTCTTCGTGGCCTCGCCATCCATCTTGGTCTCAAGTGAGAGCCTGAGCGGGTTGCAGACGCGCCCCATGATCTGAGGGCGACCGGAATCCGTACCGTCACACTCCTGCACGATGGCGATCACGCCACGGTTCTTGAACACCTCGATGAAGTTCTTGATGGCGACCGAGTTGCCCGGATGGTCAAACACGATGCCGGTCTTGATGCCTTCCGCGTCAGGATCTCCGGAGAGTTCTTCCGTCACCTGGATGGAGGAGGCGGTCGCATAGATGGAGATGGCCTTGGCCTCGGCCTTCAGGGTGAGGTCACCGGTCACGTTGCAATTTCCTACCTCGCGTGTAGGTTCGGTATCGACATCCTCCACATCGACCAGGATGATCTGGGATTTTCTGGTGGCGGCGCAACCAGCGCCGTCACCAGGTCTAGGAATTGATGATTTTACGTAAGCCATATTCTTGGTCATTATTCGTTATGCGCCACCGTCTACTGACTGGGTGGCCTTCTTTCCGTTCTCCCACTTATTGGTGTCAGGGACATCGGAGACGATGCTCTCGACAGGAGTGTAGCCATCAGGCACGGCGGCATACACAGCCTCGGCGATCTTGAAGCCCGTAGAGAGGGAGTACTCGCCGAACACCTTCACGTCGTAGTTCTGCTCCTCGATCTTGACGATGCAGCTCTCCGCCTTGGAGAGATCCACAAGCTCCACGAAATTCTCCTTCGGGGTCGCGAAGATGATAGGGGAGTTGTACATCGATTTCAGAGGTACGAGGTGGAAGTTGGTGAAGCGGATGCTTCCGTCATTCTCCACGCCGGTGTACTTGCCGTTGACGGCGAAGTCCGCCCTCTTGTAGCGGGTGAGCAGCTGCTCGGAGCAGTGGATGGTCACGATGTGTGCGAACAGTCCGGAGATGCTGTCAACGAAGCCGTCGATGTAGGCGAGGAGCTCGGAGTCCGACATCGCCATCGGGTCGGCTGCCGCCTTGTAGTAGTTGATCTTGCAATTCTCGTCGGACTTGCCCTCCACAAGGATGGTCTCGAAACCGTCCATAGAGTTCTTGGCGGCCTTGCCCGCGTCACCGTCAGCGACAACGCCAGCATCGATGAACTTACCCTTGGCGATCATCGAGATGGTGATGTCATCCAGCACCTTAGGAAGGATGTGATTCTCGATGATGTAGCGGGAGATAGGCATGTCCGCCATGGTCTTTCCCTGCTCGTAGAGATAGAGCAGCCAGCTCTTCAGCACCTCCGCCGGCTGGATCAGCACGTTCAGCTTGTGACGGCGATAAGGAATCCTGATCGGAGTGAACTTGGCCGCTCCCTTAGGAGTCCATTTCGGTGTGAACTGCTGTGAGACCTCTGACATGATGGCCGCGGAGGCGATGTAGTCCGTGTTGGACTGGATGCGGGTCATGTGCTTCGCGTCGTCGAATCCGTTGTAGATCCTCTTGTTCAGCAGCTCCAGCTTCATCTTCGGAGGCATCACCATGGAGAACTCCGCGTTGAGATCCTTGATGTCGATGGTAGCGTCGTCCATGGCTGCGAAGGCGTACGGATTGACGGAATCAAGAGCCTCCCGCACAAGTTTGTTGTGAACGGCGGCCATGTTGATGTTGAAGACCTTCGTCTGCGGCGGCATCTCCGCTCCAGAGGCGGTCGGTTTCGGCTCCGGCTCAGATGCCAGCGAGACAACGTCATTCTGTAGTTTCTCGATCTGAGCTGTCAGCGCGGTTGTTGCTTCCGCCGTCTTGGCGGCTACAGCCGCGTCGAAAAGGGTCACGGCATCAGCCTCCTCTTCGAGGTTGATGCTTTCGAGTTTGTCAAGAAAGTCCTGGCCGTAGTTCTCCAGAACCTTCTGCCGCTCCTGATCAGAAAGGGAAACCTTGCCGTCCTTGACGTCAAGCTCGCTCTTGCCGAAGAGACGGGCCACAAGTCGGCCCATCTTGGAATTGTTGAGAGTTTTCTTATCCATTATGAAAAAGATTGGTTAAACGCTTGTGAGTGCGAAGACCGCATCTATTGTCTCGTGGAGGGTCTTCCTGGCATCCGCCATGTTCAGGCGCAGCGCGTCGGCGGTGAGGAACATCTTTCCCGAGAGAACCCCGTCCTGATCCTTGTGGATGGTAGGCCTTCCGGCCACGACGGCATCCCTGAACTGATCCACCAGCGGCTTCAGCTCGGCCTTCGCCGCCTCGTACCTTCCGGAAAGTGCCTCCCTGTAGGCGAAGTTCTTGTCCGGAGACTCCTCGGCATAGATGACAATAGTCTTCTCTCCGGTGGTAGGATTGGCAGCCGTGCTGTCGATGAACACGGCCATGGCTCCGATGGAGCCGACCTCGGAAAGGTCGTTGTCCATGTAGATGGCGTCACATTGGGAGGCCACCCAGTAGGCGGCGGAGGCACAGCAGTCCACATGTGCGTAGACCGGCTTTCCGGCGGCCTTCGCGTGGCTGATCGCCTCGATCATCGGAGGGATGGCGGACGAACTGCCGCCGGGAGAGTCTATGTCCAGGATTATGCCGATGACATTTTCGTCAGCGGCCATCTCCCGGAGCCTTTTAGCTATGAACGTTATGCCGTAACTCTCGCAAGTGTCGTACTTCGTCATCGTTCCGTGAAGAGGGATGATGGCCACACGCTTGGCCTTTTCCGGCAGAGCGCCGGAGTCGGAGACCGTGGTGACGCTTGCCGCCTTCACCTCCATCTCCACGGGTGTCTTGTTGAGAAATGAGCGGGCGATGGGAAGCAGCCGGTCCGGATTGGAGACCAGCCACTTCCCCTGCACGATGTCCCTTGCCAGTTGGAATGTATCAGCTTTCATCTTCGATCAATGTTTACGCAAAGATACTGAGCGACTTCTTCGGGGAAAGGACACTAATAAACAGGGAACTGGTAGGCGCAGGAGATCTTAAGGATGTTTGTCTCGCTGATCTCGAACGTCAGCGGCAAGTCCTCCGAGCCGTAGATCTCGCCGCCCCCGTGGCAGAACCCGACCTTGATGACAAGGTTGTCCCGCAGAACCTCCGAGGATTCCGACAGAGATGCGTTGATCTTGATGGTGGCCAGTCTGCCGGCCTCCTCGACCTTCTCTGACCTCTCGATGGTGGCCGTCGCAGGGATGAGCGCCAGCCTGTGCCATACGCCGTCCTGCCTGTCCAGGCTTTGAGCCTGTAGTGTGTCAATGATTCTGATCATCTTTCAAACCCTTTAAGTTAATGCTTCTGTCAAAATAGTAGACTCTTTGCAGCAGCTTGTCAACAAGTCTGTCCAGCGTCTGCTGCGCCCGCCGGTAGATTCTCTTGTGAAGTGTGTCGAACTTGTCTGTGGAGAACAGCCCCCGTGAGACTATGAACGCAGTGACGATGTCCTTCTTCTGGAAGCCAAGCTCAAAGCCCTTGAGGTAGTACTGCTTGAACTCGATGTCAAAGCAGGCCGAGACGGCCATGTTCAGCGCCGCCGTGTCGTACCTGTCATAATAAAGGAACTTGTTTCTCATGGAGGCGGTGGCGGTGTCGCTCGGCAGCTCAAGGTTCAGGATCCTTTCACCCTCCACTTCCGGAGGGAACTCCGACACCTTGCAATGGGCGACAAGCAGTTTGCCCAGGCTGTTTCTGGCATAGACCTTCAGCGGTCCGCCTGGCCTCTCCGGCGGAAACAGATAGGCCAGATAATCCGCCATCATCGGCGAATCCACTTTCAATTTGACATCGAGCATTTCGCGGTTCATTAAATATTTTGGACACATTTTTCGCAAAAACATCAACTACACTAACTACACTTGAAGCGGTGTTTGATTATCAATTAGTTAGCTGTTTTCGAGGTGTAGTTGACACCTCGAAAAGTGTAGTTAGTGTAGTTGGAGACTGCCCAAGTGTAGTTGAATGTAGTTGGAGTGTAGTTCTCCAACTACACCGCAACTACACCTTATTTTATTAATATTCATTGATTTACTTCAAGTGTAGTTAGTGTAGTTAGTGTAGTTGGGGTTTTTCGTTTCCTCAGCAAAAATCATTTTTCCAAATTTACGTAATTTATTGAAGAACTGCAATAGATAACACAAGATAAACATTTATACTATTTAAATATAGATAAAAATATTTGTCTTACTTGTGCCGATTTTTGGCACAATGACACTGATTCTCCTCATTTCCCTCAATTTCCTCGAAAATCCCATCGTTCGTGAAATTTGTAAGCAAATATTCTTATTTTTCTTATAGTTTTCGCCATTGGCCCTTAAAATCCCCATTATACCCACTTCCCTCCAATAAAAATCGTAAGGGCGGACGAAGATACCTGATCTTCATCCGCCCTTTGCAAATGGATTATGTCTGTGTTTTACATCAATGAAATGATGAGAGAATGATCGAGAACTTTTCTTATCGGAATCCCATCGATGGTGGCTTCCCTCGCGAACACTTCGGCATCCTCATTCATATACCATTCCTTTAAGGTATCCCACGGCCCGTCCCACCGTTTGTCCCATTCTCCGTTCCAATTCGGATTGAGAACTGTCTCCTCGGAGAGGACGTAGAGTCCGCCTCGTCCCTCCCTATGAACATGGCAAGCCCCTTCGATGAAAAACATCCTCCTGTCGTATAGGAATTTGATGTCTATGGGCATGTCCATATAGTACCCCAAAACATCGTCTCCCCATCCTTCCAGTTTGGCGTCAAGTACGCTGCTTTTATCCCATCCGATCATCTCTCTGGTAATCAGAACGTCCTTGGGCGGATCCAAAGGAATCCTTTCCCTGTATCCATATTTTGGGTAAGGTTTGCCTTCTTTTGGCAGCCACCTTCCATCAGTGAATTTTTTCTTATAGTACACAAGGCCGATGATGTTGTCCTCAGCCGCCTTCAATCGTGATTCTATATCGTTCATCAAGTCCATATTTTTTGATAATCTTTCTAACAAGCCCAAGCTTCTTTTGTGACACGGGCAAAATGTTACTTTTATCGTGCCTTTTCCTGAAGATAATGTCATTGCCGCCTTTGGGGTCAGGTCTAGACTCCCACGCGTGTTGATGCACATTGATGTTATTGCCTTTGTAATCAAAATCTATGCTATACTTAAGCTTATGGTCTTTGTAGTAGCATATGTTTTTGGGTACATCTTCATCTTTGTCCAGTATTATGTAACAGTTGCTGTTCCCGGCGTACACGGGTTCTTTGTTACTCGTATCCTTGGTCTGCCGAAGGACAGCGGCTCCGTCAATGTCATCTTCATGCTTGAAATCCTTCTCATTGAACCATTCGGAAACCGAGCCTCCGCCGCCTCCTGAAAAACTGCCTCTACCTCCCATTCCCAATCCTCCTTAGCCTGTCGATACCGGTGTTCTTGAATGTTATTACTTCGGCACCGCCGTGGTCAAACTGGATTCCTTCACCGTAGACAAGCACGGTGTGCGGCTGTAATCTCCTGACCATCTCTTCGGCTCCCATCCCCCAGAGGCTCCTTGTCCTTCCTGATCTTCCTGATCCTATGGTAGAAACAGCGACAACGCCGTTCGGCTCTATCCCAGCAAAGCAATATCTGAAACTATCGGGATCAGCCCAGCTGACCGATGGAATTACATCGATGCCGTTCTTCTGCCACCAGCTTCCGAGCAGCCGGTTCCGGAACACGTTCCAGATCTTCATCGGCTCCGGCATATCCACGAATAAGCTGAAGTCTGGGCTGAGTGCGCACTGGAAGCGTCCCAGCATGTTGACATAGGCCGAGGGATTCCTCCACACCCTCTCGAACTGGTAGTCGTCGATGAAGAAGTGGACTCCGCCGCATGGTTTTCTTTCTGCTCTTGCTGAGTTGAAGGCCGTCAGTTTTAGGGGTGTCGTTCCGCTCCTGCGGATTATCGGCATCTCTGACTCTCCGATCCGGCTCCAGTCAACCAGCCTGAGGTTTATCTCATTGTTTGTCCGAGTCATGGCTATTTCTGCGAATTGTGTTGTGTAGCGTAACCGCCACACACCTTTCCGCAAAAATAACGCTCGACCGCCCGTTCCAAAAGGACGAAAAGCGGCACCCGGAAGGATGCCGCTTTTTTATTCGGATGCGGTTTTTCGATCTAATGCTATCCTTATGTCACTCGTGATCATATCGGCCACATTGATTGGAGGGAGTATGTATTGGCTATAAGGAGTCCCTTCTGTCTTGCACACGAGTATCCCTCTGGCTGTGCCGACGGTATGCATGGCCAGATGCGCCACAAATCCGGATGGCACAATCATCTTTCCGTCTTTTACCTTAAACTCTTCCGCACCGTCAATCTTGAATTTGCATGTAAGCTCAAGCATCAACATCTTTGTGTCTTGGTGTCTGAAAAGAAATTTCATCTTAATCGCGGCTTCCAACGGATCCAAGGAAAAGGATGAGGTTAAATCCACATCCACCTGCCATTCCTTCACTTTCTCATATTCGTCCGCAAGTATTGCAAACTGGTCTATGGTGACCCCCGTCATTCTGAACTTTACCATATTATGCAGCGTTTAGATATTCAGTATCATCAGTGGGCTTGAATGTTGCGCAGGCGTAACTTTTCGCGGTCACTTTGCGTCCGCATTCTTCCACGACGGCATCTATAGGCACAAACTGGATTTTTGGAATATATCCGAAATCCATCGACAATTCCACGAACTTGGAAAGTCTGTGGTCATAGTCTCCGTTCAGGACCTGAGACACATATCCGGCTGATACTCCAAGATGTTCAGCAAGCTGCTTTTTATTCATCCCCTTCCGCTTCATAAACTTTTCCGCGCATTCGTATAATGCCATCTGGATTTTCGCCGCCCAGTATGCCGGCGATCTTAATACTCTTTCACGGCTCATAATTAAAACTCTTTTATCTTCTTGGCAAGAACTGCTACATCCTTGTCTTGATTCTTCTTATATCCGCCCATGACTATATAGACATGGGGCTTTCTAAGTATCACATACACTCTGAGGTCGTTGGATTTGAACTCGAAGACATCGTCCCTTTTCAGCCCTTTGATGTTGCGAAATTTCTCTTTCGGTAGCAATATGGGGCCGAACATATCCATATAGGCGATGATCTTGTCCATGCTTTTGGCATCCTTGGACTTCGCATTCTCCGTCACTTTTTCATAGAACTGTTCAAACTGACACTCCCCATCAATGAACAATTTGAAGAACAAGTAGTCATTCTCATTGTCAACATCCTCAAATAATTTGTACAAGTATTCAGCCATCACTCATTTTAGTTATCGCTAAATTTTAGCGCAAATATCGTCATTCTTTCCTTAACTTCCAATCCTTTCCTAAAAAAGTATCGTCACATCTCCATACCGAACACAGCTTCCAATTCCTCCGGAGTGTCCGGATCGCGTCTGATCCGGCGGTAGTCGGGACTGAAAGTGATGCTGACAAGGCGTTCCTGATGACAGACGCAGATCAGGCCGATGACAGCCTCGTAGTCACGTGGGGAGACCTGAACGAGATAGTCCACCCATTCCAGAAGAGGAAGACTCCGCAGCCACTTCACATACGCCCGCCGCCTGGCCGCAATCACATTGGCGTACCTGTTCCGGAACGCCTCCTCCTGCTTCCTTGAATACAGAACATATCTCCGAAGGTCCTCCATTAGTCGCTATTTCTCCCAAAGTTCGGCGTCGGTCTCTTCGGCAGGCTCGGCGACCGGCGGGGGAATGCTGGCCGCCGTGCGGTTGTCACCAATCTCCAACGTGTCCGTAGAGATGTCCAGATCTATTCCGTAATTGACCTTCAGCGCGTCATAGTCAAAGACCATCGCCGTAGTGACGCGGCTCTTGCCGGTCTCCGGATTGCTCGACACGTAGGTCTTGTTCTCCAGCAGCTTGAACCGCATCGACTTGGCCGTACCGATGAACTCCGGCGAATGCTCAAGATAGTACTTCAGCGAATCCCTCGGGATCACCTTGCCGTTCACGTCCTTGCCCTCCTTCATATAGAGAGCCGAAAGCCGCTGGAAAGCCAGGTAGATGTACCGCACTCCGTGCTTCGGCTCGAACGGAACATCCGACTCCTTAATGGCGAACGGACGGTCCCCGGCGCAAAGCTTATAGTCGATGTTGATGTACGCCTGTCCGGATGCCACCAGATTCTCCACAATCTCCCAGAAGCCCGAAAGCTCGTTGTTCTGTCTGGTCTTCTGGTTCTGGTCCACGCAACCCTTGCAGCAAAGCCTGAATATCTCCTCGCTGTCAAACGGCACATCGATGTCCGTCCTCAAAGCCCGGTAGGCCGCCAGCAGGATAGCCCAGTTCCTCAGTGTCCTGTCCTCGACATTGTACGAACGCACCCTGTCATTCATATCCGACAAAGTCTCATCCCAAACCCTCCTGAAATCCGTCTGGAACTTGGAGCGCAACTGCAACAACTGATTCGTCAGATGCGTAAGCCCCCGCTTCTCGACAAGCTTCAGATTCTCGTAGTTCCTCTTCTCCTGGTCGCTGAACGTTGTCTTGCTGAATGTCAGGAACACAAGCCGGTTGAACAGAGCGATGTCGGCGGTCGGCATCTCCTGACCGCTCATCACAACCCCGCAGTCCACAGCCGTGGTCTCGCGCCTCTTGTCGTTGTCCATATTCATCCTCGAACGCCCCGCGCCGTCCCATATTCCTTTAAGGAACTCCCGCTTCTCCAGATCAAGGTTGTTCTTGTACTCATCAAGATGCACCACCGCGTTGCTGACCTCCGCCACAGCCTCGGCAAGAGCCGCCTTGGTCGTGTTGTTGATGTTTGGCGCGATGTTGTTGGCGATGAAGAACGAAGTCAGCGAGTGTCCCAGTTCCGACTTGCCGGTGCCTTTGGGCCCGAACAGCGAAAGGATGGGGAAAGAGGTCGTGACCGAGGTCACAACGTCCTTGAACAGCGAGGCGAAGAGGAAGCAGAGCGCCACCTTGGCGTTGTCCCCGAACACGGTGATCAGTCTCTCGGAATATTCCCGGAACGAGACGCTGTTGGTCTCCGTGTAGACGAACTTCCTCGCCAGCTGGTAGCCCTGCGTGTTGTCCCTCGTGTCGAGGGCGCATCCCGGAAGATAGAACTTCTGACCCTTGATGTCGATGATCCCGTACTTGTCAACCGACTTGAATGTCCCGTTGTCCAATCCGCCGTTGCCCCATGCGTAGAAGCCCCATTTCTTCTGCCACCCCAGCTGCTTGATCTCGTCGGCTGAGGGTGTGCCGTCGTAGAGGAACTTCTTAAGAGAGGTGAGCTCGTTGGCTGTGGCCTCCCAGACGTAGTTGCCCGCCGTCTCGACACGCGTCTTGAAATCGGTGAACGAGACCAGCTCGCTTTGGTTCAGCTTCACCACCGCCTCCTGCATCTTGACGTTCCGCAGCGTGAATATTCTTCTGGCGTTCTTCTCGTCCCGGATGTGCAGGATCGGAGTCATCGTGAAGTTGCTCCACCTCACATCGTTCCCGGATCTGGAAGCTCCGTAGTAGCAGTTGTTCTTGACGTAGAAGCCATAGTTCTGGAGCATCTCCTTCGTTCCGTCCTCCTTCGCCTCGGAGCGCTCCTGGTCATTCTTCGCCTTGAAATATTCCTGCGTCCAGATCCTGCCGAACTTGTAGCGCTTGGTGAACGCCTCCCTGTACATGTCGGCGGCGCTCTGGTCCTGTACCTTCGCCAGCAGCTTGCAGACCTCGGTGATCACGGCGGCCTTCTCCGTCTGGGACGCGGCTCCCTCCATCCATTTCTCGCAGATCCAAGGAATATAGTCGTGCGTCCTCTGAAGGTTGCATTCGTCGAACTCGTGCTGGTGCGTCCGGAAGAACTCGTCGGCGTCCTTGCCGAGATCCGCCGGCAGCTCCATCACGCTGACCGAAAGCCCCTCCTCCGTCAGCATCCTCGCGTTCTTCAGCACCGCCTCGACACCGGCCTCGTCGGTGTCCCCGATGATAGTGACCCTTTCGGCCTTGGCTTTCAGGAGGCTGATCTGCTCCTGGGTCAAAGCCGTCCCGCAAGGGGCGACGGCGTTCTTCACTCCGATCTCATGCAGACGGCACACGTCCAGGTTGCCCTCCACAAGGTAGGCCTGCTTTGTGGCGTAGATCTGCATGTTGGCCTGAAGCCATCCGAACAGGATCCCCTTCTTTTTGTAAAGCTCGGTCTCTCCCGTGTTCAGGTACTTCGGGACACCCGGCTTGTCGCCGATGTACCTTCCCGAGAACCCGGCCACGTAGCCGCTCGTCCAGAAGACTGGAAACATCAGCCTGTGCCTGAACGTGTCGTAGACGGTGCCGTTATCCTCGTTCCTCTTGACAAGTCCGGCGGCGAGCAGCACGTCCTCCTTCCAGCCAAGCCCCGTGAGGTACTGTTTCAGCCCGCCCTTCTCAGGAGCGTAGCCGAGGCAGAACAGCTCGGCGGTCTCCTCCTTGATACCTCGTCTCTTCAGGACGTACTCCCTGGCTCCTGGCGATTCCCTGTAGCGCTGGATGAACCACTCCGCCGCCAGCTTGTTCACGGTCATCATCTGTGACCTTCTGAACTCAGCAGCCTTCTCCTCCGGTGTCTGCTCCCTCTTCTCGTACTCTATTCCCAGCTTCCCGGCAAGGTATTCCACCGCCTCGTAGAAAGTCATGCCGCGCCGCTCCATCACAAAGCTGATGGCGTCGCCTGTGCGTCCGCAACCGAAGCAGTGGTACATGTTCCTCGAAGGTGTCACCACGAACGAAGGTGTCTTCTCCCCGTGGAAAGGGCAGCAGCACTTGTAGCGGCTGCCCTCCCTCCTGAGTTCAACGCCCTCGCCCTGGATGATCGAGACAATGTCCCTCTCCTTGATTTGGTCTTTTACATAATCCGGAATCATAAGTCAAACGGGTCTAAGGCGGGGCCGCTGTTCACGTTCTCGAACAACCCCCGGCGGGAATCGTCATTTACTATCTCGTTCGCCTGGTCTATCTCGTGTATCAGCTTCCTCGCGAAACCTACGCACTGCTCAAGGTGGCATTTGCGCTGAATCTCCCAAGTCTGCATCCTGGCCGTTTCAAGCCCGGCGAACTCCGTCAGCTGGACCTCCCACAGCTGCATGGCCATTTGGCATGCCCCACGGAGTGCCGACCATTCAGGTCTGTCCATCTCGAACACCGAGACCAGACCTCTTGAATCCTTGTCCGCATACATGACTACCTCCTTTCCGGGAACAGTTCCTCGGCGGTGGACTCAATTCCGAAGACATCCTTCACGTACTTCAGGATCCTCTCCTGATAGAGTGGCTTTGGCCGTCTGCTGCCGTTGCACCACGAGTACGCCGTAGGGTAGGCCACCCCGTCCATCACAATCAGAGTCATCAGCTCGTTCCGCTGTTTCTGGGACGCGGTCTCCCAAATCTTCTTGATGTTCATTGTATGTATAATTTGCAGATAATCAACGAAATAAATTGAAATTAACTTGAAAGATAATTGTGTAATTCAAAATAAATGCGTACCTTTGTATTGCGGTTCAGGGAGAGCCGCGAAAGAGGAATCTGAAACGCTTGAAAGGGAGTAAGAAAAACCTACCAAAGTCTTAAAAGTATGTCCGCAAGATTTACGATCAAGATTTGGAAACTGAGATTCACGATAGAAATCGCAATCTAGTTCGCCAACGGAGGCTGAGAGATCAGCCTCCCCTTTGGTAGGTGCTGCAAAAATACACAAATTGTATGCAAAACAAAAATCTGTCATCTTCACAAACTCCTTCCGAGTCTCCGTCCTGGGGCGGCGCCCGTTCCGGCGCGGGCCGCAAGTCCAAGCCCCACGGAAAGTCCTACACCTTCCAGTCCACCCCCGAGGTTGACGCGTTCCTTTCTTCCTATCAAGGTAACAAGACCGAGTTCATCAACCGGGCTATCCTGACCCTTGCGGGACAGTCTCCTCTCTCTCGGCCCTGATCTCCCATTTCGGTCTGGTGACCAGAAGCTCAGAGTATTTCTCCCTCGCCTTCTCGACCGTGTCGAAGTACCACTGGTCGATGATGTTGTAGTACGTGGCCGTGACCACGAATCTTACTTTTCCATTCATGACACAATAAATTAAGCGGCAACTCCAAAACACTGGAATTGCCGCTTGATGAAGATTGCTTCTCCTTAGTTAGCAGGGCTGCTCGAATCGCTGAACATATTCTCTGATATGGGCTATCTGGCTGGCGGAAATATTGCTAAAAGCTATTTTCTGACGAATGATCCCAGCCCCTCTTTCTCCGATTATCTTGCCAAGGGATGTGTTCAAAAACATTGATGGAACAAGAGTTACATCTTTGAAATCCAAAATGATTCTATCCTGCTTGTCAAGATTGTCGTTCAGTACAGAGTATAGCACATCGCCAGCGTCAGGGTAATTGCGACCCTGGAATATAGTTGAAACGGAAATACGATAATCCATATTACAACAGTGTTACTACTCTGATATTTGCAACTTCAAGCATATCACATTCCCTTTACCAAACAAAGATAGCCTTTAGAAAATCATTTTCCAAACAATGGTTTTGCGAATCTTTCTCATTAACGGCAATTCCAGTATTTCAAAGAACCTGTTTGGATCCCGCGACGGAGTCGAACCGTTAAAACATATGGCTACAACTAGATAAATACTTTGTCTGTCTCACTTTCTGTCGCTCCCCACGGAGCATCGCGGGATTTTTCACGCCTCACGGCGCTACGGTTCACTCATCCTTCCACTCCTTGATCAGCCCCCACCAGAACAATGCGGCCACGACCGCAAGGGCGGCAACCTCTATGATGTAATGTGCCAACATATCAGTAAATAATATCCTCCTCAAGTATCTTTCCCAGATATTCCATAAACTGATCCCAGTCCCATCTTCCCGGGTCAGGTTCCGGTCTTCCGGACTCGTTGTTCCTCCATGCACCGGCGGCACACTCCCAAGCCGCAAGGCACTGCCCAAGCCTGTCAGCGATGAACTCCCTCGCAAGCGGCCTGATGTCATCACCCTCCTGCGCCTTGTTCCAGAGCCTCACCACGTTCACACCGGCATCCAGATGGTGCTTTGCCATCAAATCAAGGAACTTGTCCCTGTTTACATCGTGGTTTCCCATAACCAATGAATATTAATGAAGATGTCCGTCACTGTCCCTTGTGGTGCTGCCTTTCAGCATCCACAGGTCTGGGTTTTCCTTCTCGGTAAACAGCCACGCCATCGCATCATTATAAGCCTTGCGACGGCTGACAGCCTCCGGAGCCAGTCTCCGCACGCACCCATCGTGTACGAAATCATCAGCGTCGGCAGATGCCACCACGCGAAATTCGCCTTTCCTGCCATTGCCTGAGCGGCGTTTGCCGCCAGAGCGACCGCCACCACCACCGCGAACACCCTCCAGATGCCCACTGAGGTCCTTTCCATTTTCTTTTCTGCACTCATAACTCATTTGTTTTGTGAATATTTTATTATTATCTTCGCTCATTTAAGAATGTATATCATTTGTATATCGTTTGTGTTTACACTGCAAAGATACAGATTAAATCTGTATTATCAAGAAAATTTACAGAAATATTCTTAAAGATTTTTTAGACTATGACAGAAGTTATCGCAAAGGTATTGACTTATACGAAGTTGAATGCTAAACAACTGGCTGAGAGGATTGGACTAGATCGTCCTCAGGCTATTTATGACATATTAAAGGGAAAAACAAAGTCTATCTCTCCGGCAATGGCGAGTAAGATTTTATCTGTATTTCCTGAATTTGACCGTGGGTGGCTGATGACAGGGGAAGGTAGTATGCTTAGGGATAATTCACACCACTTCGCCGATAACAATCAAGGTTTTATCAATAGTAACAATAATATAGGTAACACCATCGATAACCGCCAATATTATTCCGACAGCCCCGATGTCCTCCGCGCCCAGATCGAGCTCCTCGACGAACGCATCAAAGAGAAGGACGCCCAGATCAAAGAGAAGGACGCCCAGATCAAAGAGAAGGACGCCCAGATCAAAGAGAAGGACGCCCAGATAGGCCGTCTCCTCTCCATCCTGGAAAAGCAATAATGTTCCGATATGAAAAAAGTCTTAATTATCTTGGCATCGCTTTCTCTGCTTTCGAGTTGTGCCGTTACACAACAAAGAGATAGAATTGTCCAAACCTTGTTTTTAGATTATCGTCCTTTTGTGGAGAAAGGTTTTTTCTTGAGCCCTGATCCATATCCAGGAGAGTTTACTGCATTGGGCGATTTATCAATAAAAGTTTTCCCTGCCATTATCCAAAACGGCAAAGAAAAAACTGATGTCACATTTAATGAAAGGGATAACTATGCTTACTACAAGGGACAACCAAAAGAGGCTTTCTCCAAAGAAAAATTATCTGGTGAAGATTTATTGCAGGAAGCTGTTGATGCGGCAAAGGCTTTGGGTGCGAATGGCATCGCTGATTTGAGGATAACAGAGATTCCTGCCGCATATGTATATGGTGGGGAAGATGCTCATTGGCTAATCTCAGGCATCTGTATCTATATTCCTGAGAAGCAATAGGAAAGGCCGCGCCTCGCGGCGTGACCTTTCCCTGATGTTACAAAACAAATTTTTTATGAGT